TTCGCAATGGGTGACCAATCGAAGCCGTGAAGAGGTCTTCGAGATAAGCGTCATTGTGAACTGTCAGCTTTCCGGGGCGACTTCGGAAGAGGTCGAGGGGGAGCTTCAGCGCATGGCCGCCGGGATTGAGGACGGCATGAAGGCCGCCCCGAATCTCGGCATTCAGTCCGTCGTCACGTCGGACTTCGTTCCTAAGAAGCTCTCTAGCTTCCCGTCAGATCAGGTCTATGAAGGCCAGTTCGAAGCGGTTGTTCGCGTGAAGGCGAGGCTGTAGTGAAGACCGTTGCTTACAACGGGCCTTATTCGGCGGTAGAGGTTCCCTCGCTGGGTCTTACCGCCGAGAAGGGCGACCCGATCGAGGTCGCCGACGATATCGCCCCGGCGCTTCTTCGCCAGGGTTGGCAGGAAGTCAAGGCGAAGAGGGAGACGGCTAAGTAATGGCCACGGTTCACGATTCATACTTTGGTGCGGCGGACGAGTCCACCTACGGCACCGCCGTTGCGCCCTCGAAGTTCTTCGAGTTCACCGATGAAGGCATTGAGGGTAAGTACGAGCGGATCGACTCTGAGGCGATTCGAGCCGGTACCCGCGTCCTTCGTAGCGACCGCTTCGCGCCGAACGCGAAGGGTGCCGAGGGTGACGTGAAGATGGAGGTTCTTTCCGGGGGCTTCGACTTCTGGCTGAAGCACATGTTCGGCGGGCTTGTTGCTGGCGCCCCCTCGGGTGGCTTCACCACGTACACGGCGACCCTGGGCGACCTGAACGGGAAGAGCTTCACGGCTCAGGTTGGCCGAGTGGACAACACCGGTACGAAGGTTCCCTTCACTTACCAGGGTGGCAAGGTCAAGGAATGGGAGCTTACGAACGCCGTTGACGAGCTTCTGAAGCTCTCGGTTACGTGCGACTTCGCGAAGGAAACGATCGGCGCGGGTACCGGGGCTTATGCCCTGGCGACTCCGGCCTATGTCGCGAACACGAAGCTGTTCAGCTTCGGCGGGGGCACGGTCACCGTTGGCGGTTCGTCCTTCGATATCAACGACTTCTCTCTGAAGGCGTCCAACGGCCTGAAGGATGACCGGTACTTCATCCGGAACAACGGCATGAAGTCTGAGCCGCTGGAGTCCGAGCTTCGAAAGTACGAGTGGAGCGTTAAGGGCGAGTTCAGCGGCACCACGCACGTTAACCGCGTTGCTGCGGCTATCGCGAGTGGGGCTGTCGCCGATCTAACGGTTCTTTGGGATGGGCCGGACGGTTCTCAGTTCAAGGTTCAGATGCCCTTCGCCCGGTTCGACGAAGGCCCGGTGTCCGTGGGCGGCCTCGAAGTTGTGAGTCACGACCTTTCGGGTGTCGCGCTGACGGACGGGACGGCTTCGCCGGTCACGATCACCTACAAGGCTATTTCGTAAGGGCTCTCTTTTTTTGCCCTGAACCTACTATTTGGAACGGGGGCGCTGGGCTATGGCCACTGAAGGCATTTACGCAAATGTTGAGGGCCTATCCCAGTTCACCCGCGCTCTTGCGCGTGCTGGTGCTGACGGCACGAAGCAACAGGTGAAACAGGCGAACTTCGATGTCGCCGACAAGCTGACTCAGGCCGCTAAAGAGAAGGCCGGTGGCCTGAGTCGGCAGCAAAGGGCAGCGGCTCAATCCCTTCGCGCTACGAAGACACAGAACTATGCGGCCGTTCGCCTCGGCTCCGCCCGAAAGGGCTATGCCCTCGGTGCCGAGTTCGGCGCTAAGAAGCTGACGCGTAACGGCCGTATCGCCCGAGGATTCCGCCCGTGGCGAGGAAACCAGTTCGACGGTTGGGCCGGCGGACCGGGCTACTTCCTGCACCCCGCGATTCGTGAAGAGGGCCCCGCCCTTATTCGCGAGTACATGAACCACATTGACCGCCTAATGTCGGAGGCTTTTCCAGAATGAGCAAGAACCCCGAGACGATTTCTCTTCGCGTTGACCCGGACGTTCTGACGATCGGTGACCTTGAGGACTTCGAAGAGGTCGTAGGCGCCGCTATCTATGACGTGCTTTCCCCTCGGCCGGTTATCGGCCCGGATGGAAAGAAGGTTCTCGACGAGAAGGGCCGCCCCGAGCTTGAGACGAAGATCCCGACTAAGGCCCTGAAGGCCCTTATCTGGATTACGCAGCGTGCCGAGAATCCGGGCTTCTCTCTTGAGGACGCGCGAAACGTCCGCGTCTCCGCGCTTGAGCTGGTCGGCACCGAGGACGGCCAGGGAAACGACGACGCGCAGAACGCCTAAAGGATCGGGCGGCGTTCTGCCGGTTCTACCGCATGACTCCCGGTGAGGTTCGCGGCCTTACGGCCGCTGAGTATCGCGCTTTCTGCGAGTACATGAACGAATACAACGCTAGTCGGGAGTCACACCATGGCGGATTCTAGGACGCTTCGCGTTGTCATTGTCGGCAACGCCGATTCTGCCGAGGACGCCATTCAGGGACTCGCTGACACGTCCCAGGACGCGGGCGGCCAGGTCGACGCCATGGGCGGGAAGTTCGGCAAGTTCAAGGGCGTTCTAGCGGGAATGGGGGCCGCCGTTCTGGCGGCCCTTCCCCTTGCTGGTCTTATGGCCTTCTCGAAGGGTCTCGACGAGATCGAGAACCGGTCGAAGCTTGCGGCTCAGCTCGGCCTTACGGGCAAGGATGCGGCTCAGGCCGGCAAGCTTGCGGGCGACCTTTACGTTTCCGGCTTCGGCGAGTCGACGGCCGAGACTGGCGAGATAGTCAAGCGGGTCTCTCAAGACCTGAACATGTCGGTTAACGACGTGGACTTTAAGCCGATCGCCGATAAGGTCGGCACCATTTCGAAGGTCATGGATCAGGAGATAGGCGGCACTACTCGGGCCGTTACCAACCTTCTCCGAAATGGCCTGGCGAAGAATGCTGACGAAGCTCTCGATATTGTCGCCGCGGGCTTCACTCACGGAGTCGACAAGAGCGAAGACTTCCTTGACACCCTGAACGAATATGGAACTCAGTTCAGGAAGATGGGTCTCGACGGCGCTACGGCTACCGGCATTCTTTCCCAGGGCCTAAAGGGTGGCGCGCGTGACGCTGACTTGGTCGCCGATGCGATCAAGGAATTCTCTATTCGCGCGATCGACGGCAGCAAGACCACAGCTGACGGATTCAAGGCTATCGGTCTTAACGCGGGCGACATGGCGAAGCGTATCGGTAAGGGCGGTAAGTCTGCCTCTGACGCGCTTCAGGAAACCATGGACAAGCTTCGGGGGATGAAGGACCCGGTTAAGCAGAGTGCCGCCGCTACGGCGCTTTTCGGTACTCAGTCCGAGGATTTGGGTAAGGCCCTTTACTCGATTGACCCGAAGAACGCGGTTGCCTCCCTGGGCAAGGTTGGCGGTGCGGCCGATCAGATGGCCGACACCATGCACAACAACGCTGCGGCGAAACTGGAGACGTTTAAACGGAAGCTCGAAATGGGCTTCACGAACGCTGCGGCTTCAGCGATTACCGCGTTCGACGGCCTCGGCCAGAAGCTCGGTCCCACCTTCGACAAGATCGGCCAGGCTACGGCCCCGTTCATGCGGGGCCTGGGCGAGATCGGATCGAGGATCAAGACCAGCTTCGAGACGGGGGCCGCACGTACCGCGCTCGACCAGCTCGGGCAGAAGCTCTCTGGTATCTGGTCGGTGGTTGGGCCGGCCCTGTCTCAGTTCGTGACGTTCTTCAAGACTCAGCTAATGCCGGTCTTTCAAGAGCTTTGGACGAAGGCTCAGCCTGTTCTCGTTCAGCTCTGGCAGACCTTCATGACCTATCTCGACTTTATCAAGGTTGAGATCCAGGGATTCATAACCGTTGTGAAGTGGCTTTGGCAGACCTTCGGGGCCACGATTATCAGCTATGTGAAGGTCGCATGGGATGCCGTGTGGCAGGTCATTTCCGGTGTGCTCTCGGTTATCCAGGGAATCTACAACGTCTTCATAGGCGTCTTTACTGGTGACTGGTCGAGGGCCTGGCAGGGTATCAAGCAAATCTTCTCGGGTGTCTGGAACATCATCGTTGGGCTTTTCCGGGCCGTCTGGAACACGATAAAGACGGTTCTGAAGCTCGGTGTCGACGCCGTGAAGGGGATTTGGTCCCTGGCTTGGAAGGCCGTTAGCTCGCTCTTCAAGAGCATTTGGA